CCTGTTCCTTAATCCATGCTTCTAACTTCTCCATCTTGGCTTTGATGGTAGACACACGGTCTTTCACCTCGGCTTCAATGGCTTCCTTCTGAGAGCGCAACTTCATGTATGTTGCTACTACATCATCTACGTTTACAGTCATAGTTGTCACCTATTAGTCTGTTGTTGAATCAAATCAAGAAGCAGTCCTTGCAGTTTCTGCTTGTTCTTCAGTCGTTCGTACATCTTGTACTCAAGGTCTGTCGCCTCGATGTGGATGACGTTCGATGTGTGCCTCTTGCCTATACGCTCAATGCGTCCGTTTGCCTGAACATATTGCTCGTTGCTTGTCACAGGGCCATACCAGATAATCGTTGACGCACTGGTGAGCGTTAAACCATGCGCCATAGTTGCAGGGTGTGCAATCAAAACATGTGGGTCTTTGTTGTGTTGGAAGTTGTAGAAGATTTCGTTGCGCTTGTGGCTCGACACTTCGCCGTTCACAACCGCTACCGTCCAGTGCTTGCTCAGTTCCTTCTCCAACATGTGGAGCGTACCTGTCAGTGGCACAAAGACGATTACCTTCTCACCTGCTTCCTCAATCACCTCCTTCACTAAGTTGACACGGGGGGTGCAGTCTAACTCAATGTTCTGTCCATCGTCACCATAGGCTACGCCGCAGGCTATCTGAACAAGTTTCTGAACCTTGACCGCTTCGTTTACTGCCGTGATGGTTCCTTCGGCAGTCATCTCTGTCACGAAATGTTTTAGCATCTGCGAGTAGTGCTTCTTCTGTTCGGCGGTCAGTTCAACCTGCCGTGTCTGCACCACCGTATCAGGTAGGTCAAAGCACTCGTCACGGGTAAAGCGCACTGCGGGTTGCAAGATGTGCTTCACAATGCCCACTGATTCAGGGCGGGGGATAGACTTCCACTGCCCAATCTTCATCATCACCTGCTCACGGAAAGCCGTGAAGGTCTTGGTACACACAGGACTGTTGACCAACTTCGCCAATGCCCACGCATCTGTCGGGTCGTTCGGAGTCGGAGTGCCAGTCATCAACCACAAACGTGTTGCAGGATTAGCGTCCATCCACCGACGGAATATCTTGAAGCGTTGTGTCGATGGGTTGCGTAGCACGGCGGCTTCATCAACGATGACCAAATCAAACATGCCCTTGGCTTCTTCGGCAATGATGTTGAATCCATCGTGGTTGATGATGTAGAAGTCCACATGCTTCGCCAACAACTTCTTGCGCTTCTCTGCCGTGCCGTGTAGCACCACGAACTTACGGTTCGGAAACCCCTTGAATACTGCATCACCCCACACCCGCTCCAACGTGGATAGTGGCGAGAGAATCAGGACTTTCTTTACATGCCCTGTCTTGATGAGGTAGTCAGCCGCCCATAGGGAGGACTGAGTTTTACCCGTACCAATTTCGTTCAACACCAACCCCCTGTTGTTCAACGTCAAGAACGCAGCAGTTTGTTTTTGGTGGTCATACGGCGTGTACTGTCCGGGCCAGTCGTAGTAATGCAGGATAGGGGATGGGGCTTTGATGCCAAGGTTGTTCAGCACCTTCACCTCGTCCAACTTGTGCGGTGTCAGCACAAGCGGGATACCCTTCACCTCCACGGGCTTCGCAGTCGGGATGCTGTCAAGCACCCGATTGGGGTTGTTTAATTTCAGAGCAAGCGTTCTTACTTGTTCCACCACTAGCATGTTGTCACCTGTAAAGTTTCTCTTTTATCATTACTTCCAACTGGTCGATGGTGTCTGCGTCATAGACCACTGTCCACCACCCACCTGCCTTTTGAATCTTCGCCCCACACTGCACTTGTAATGCGGTGGGTTTCTTTGTCTTGTCTGCCTTCACTTCGATACCAAGGAACTGCCCTTTGACTACGGCGATGATGTCAGGAATACCTGCCATACCGAACCCGTTGTTTGCGGGGAAGAAGTACCACACTCCGTGTTCCTTCAGCACCTCTACTACTTTACGTTTGACCTTTCCTTCAGGGGTCAATGCACCCATTATAGCCTCCTTTACATCCGTGTCAAGTAAGGTTAAACCCTAGCGGAATCACAGTCGTGTCGAGCGGGGCAGAACCGACACAATCCCGATGGTCGGGCAGGCCAGTTGTCATACTCCAAGGAACTGTGGATGCGTTGGATGCGCTTCATTACCTCAGCCCACACAGCGTTTATATCCACTCGGTTGTACTGCTCCGTGTCCATCTCCATCGTCTTGAGCCATACCAAACTGGTCTTGACCCGAACCACATCGGGGAAGTGCTTGAATACTTGGGCGGCGAATATCTGCATCTGAAAGAAGTCAGGGTTTCGCTTGCCTGTTTTCCAGTCCATCACCACTGCATCATGCCCATTGATTACAAGGATGTCAAGTTTAGAACGTAGCCAAGCATCATCATCCCACCAACCTGTTGGTGTAAGGTTGTCACTCAGCACCAGTTCCTTCTCGATATGCAGTTCACCGTTCGTGGCAATCTTCTCCACGGACTGGCACAACCCCTCGTAATGGGCGACCTCCTGTGGCAACTGGGCGTTCTCCTTCAAACGCATCTCAAGATATTGGTGGATGCGTTCCCCATACTTGCTGGCCTCACCCCCCTCATCGACCACATCTTTCGTAATCCGTTGGCGGAAGTAGCGGTACGGGCAGTTCTCGTACAGTTTGATGGATGAGTAGGAGTGGGCTAGGCGCATAGGTTGTTGCCACAAGGGGTGTCCCTGTGGTTCTCTGTTAAGTTGGAAATCCCAGTGTATATCAGCCGTACATACGGCGCAAGATGTCGTACTTCAAGAGTTCCAACTGGGCAATCACCTCCATCACATCGTCCATCTTGGTCGAGAAACGGGTATACGCACCGTTCTGTTTCATCAGGATAAACACATCGCTTGCGCCGTCATGCTCTGCGCTGTCGAGTGCCCTCTGCAACATGTCAACAACTTCTGCTTTGCGTGATTGACCAACTACCTCAGTCAAGTTTGTCACGTTGCTCATCATTTCATCACGACCGCTTGTCATTTGTATCTCTCCTAAACCAGTTATCAATGTAGTGGTCACAACCCATATGCGGGTCGGACACAGGGGTAATAGAAAACCAAGATTGGTTCTGCTCGTTGGGTACTGTGGTGAATCGGTGGCGCTCATGGCGCACACGGCAACCCTCGCCACGACACATGGTCATGTCAGCCATAGTGCTTGCCTACGATATGGAATTTGTGACGCACATTCAGCGTGTCGCCCACCGTCAGGTGCACACCATCAGTATGTTTCCATGCGCCTATCGCACACCAACAGGCAATCTTTAATCGTAGCCACCACTGCGGGTGCTTTGGTTTGAAAATAATAAACATCAGGTATCTCCATAGTTATCAGCCATGCCTGATTCACAGGCAACTGGCAAGTCTGCACACCACGCGGGAGGCGTGGACATACATTGCTCAATAAGTTTCTGTGCGTGTTCCCCTTCGTGTTCTGGGGCAGTGATGATTAGTTCGTCATGCACTTGGAACGCAACGTGGTAGTGTTGTCCGATGGCTACCATCTGTTCAGCAACAACGATACGGGCGAGTGCTTGCACCACATTCTCTGTGGCTTTGCCCCCGTAAATCTTCGTCCACGAAATGTCCGAGGTCTGCCCTTCAAGCACACGCGCTTGGGTTGCCTTGCGATACTGCCTTGCATCAGCAATATATTCGTAGTTGTTTGCGTTCGCACGGAGTGCTGGATAGCGGATATACATTCCGTTCGGAAGTCGGATGCCCTGCTCATCGTAGGTCACGCACTTACCAATGATGCCCGATTGCCTTGCGAGGATGCCACCCAGTGCGCTCCCACACTTCTGCCATAGGGCAACAATCTTGTGGTTCTTCTGCCGATACAGGCGGACGATACGTTCGGCTTCGTTCAGTTCAATCTTGACCGAGATACCGCCTTGACCAATCTCTAGGGTGCGTCTGAATTTCTCAGCCCCCATGCCGTAGCCAAGTCCCAAGATACAGGTCTTGCCAACGAATCGCTCAATCTTGTCAGCCTTCGTGACGGTGCGACCATAGACTTCGGATGCAAACTCAGAGTACACATCTCGGTTCTCTGCAAACGCACCAACAAGGTCGTGTTGTTCGGCAAGCCATGCGACCATACGGGCCTCAATCTGTGACGAATCACAACTGATAAGAAGTTGTCCTGCGGGTGCTTTCAATGCCCGACGGATGGTGTTGTTCCCACGGGCAGGCAGGTTCTGCAAGTTCATCTTGTCACCACCTGAGAATCGACCTGTGTGTGCGCCATAGTAATTGAGCATGATGGGCAGGCGACCACGCTTGGACACCCCAATCAAATTAAGAGTGCGGGTTTCTTCGATGGTTGACTTGACCCCCAGTCTTGCGGCGACCGCAACCTGCACCCGCTCGTCAGGATGTTCTAGTAAGTCGGTGAAGCCCTTGTCGGTCTTTCCGAATGCCCAAGTTTCTTTACCCGTGCGTGCGCTCACCTTGGTTGGCGGGTCGATGCCGAGGTTGGCGAGGTACTTCGCAAAGATTTGGTTGCTCATCAGAGCCTTGGTCACGGCTTCCTCGCTCACATCTTTCAAGCCCATGTCTTGAATCAACGTGCGCTTCCGTGCTTTGACCTCCTCAAGATGCTTCTCTAAGAGTTCCCTGTCCAACTCGATGACTGGCTCGGTGTACATGCGAATGGTTTGGTCAATCACCATGAGTTCCGACACGGGGAAACCTTTGCTCAACTTCTTGAACAGTTGATAGGTCAACTCCACATCGTTCTTGCAGTACTCACCGTACCGATTCATTTCGTCAGGCGTGAAGTTAGCCCTGCGTTTGCCCAACGCATTGAGTACTTCCTCGCCCTTCTGCCCTAGCCCGTAGTAAGTAGCCAGTGCTTTGAGTGAACCCCCCACAGTCATTTGATGGAAGGGTCGTGCCATCGACAGGGTATCAAGCCACAACTTAGGTTTGATTCCAAAGTGCCATGCGAGGATAGCCCCATCGAAAGCGGTGTTGTGACAGAGGATTGCCTTGTCGCGGTAGTCAAGTGACTTCAGGAAACTGGCAGGGTTATCGCCCGTGTACCAGTCAGTCGGGTAGTCGTTGACCTTAACCCCCACGCCGATAACCTCAAAGCGAGGGTCACGGATATAGGATTCAGTTGTCATTTTCGACAGACTGAAGTCCTTGTCGTAGTAGGTTTCAAAGTCGATGGTCACTATGTCCATGTCACTTCCTTGTAATGATGTTCGTCATGCGCTTCTGCCTGCGCTCGTTCTTGACAAGTGCAACTGCTTTCTCAACATCTCTGATTGTGATTACATCCATCTGTGCATCGTGTAATTCCATCAGGTCATTGAGTGCAGTCATCTCCTGCGCCCATAGCACGAACCGATTTGTTTCTGCCCCCCTTCGGGCAACTGCAAGCAAAGCAGAAGAACCCTTGACGAGTACGTCTTTGTATTCAGTACCGAACCCCATGCGATACAGGGCTTCCGTGATGTTCGACATGTTGATTAACTTGTCCATGTCCTCACGGGTGGCTTTACCTTGGGTCAGCAACGCCATCGCTAGATAGTTGTTAATCTCCAGGTCGAGCAAGAATTTGTCGAGTGATGCCACGGGGGTCATGCCATCAAGCACATACCCCACAGGGTTCTGAAGTATTGGTTTCGGTCTGTACTTACTTCGTTTTCGCATGGTTCGTCAACATCCCCATAAGTAAAAGTTGTTGTTGCTTGGCTTCCTTCCTAGCCCTGTGCCTACGCTGTCGCTCGGCATGGGATAGCTTGCGCCTTGGTTTGTCTCTGCCTTCTCCCAACTTGTATATAGGTGTCACGTCCCTGTCTAATGCGTCAGGTATCCACCCGACAACATGCACGACCTTGTGCTTCTTCAGGGTGCGCATCAGGGATTGAGCAGTCACTAGATGGATACCCGATTCCTCAGCTAACTCATGCGCAGTGACTGGCTCCTTCAATAACATCTTGAACAATCGGGCATAGGTTTCCTGATTGGTCTTGAACAGCGCCATTACTCAGCCTCGTTCAACACCTCAAGAAGTTTCTCCATGTAGTGCTTGCCCTTGGCAATCTCCATCGGGGCCTCGTCCTTTGCACCCATACGCATGTTGTACTTCAGCGCACCGCCACGGTAGTAGCCAATGCGTTGCTCACGAGGCCACGTATCGACCACATCCCACGGCTCGACACCCATGTTCTTGTAGTGGTCGCCGCCGAACTGCATGTCATTGGCACGTTGGCTAGGCTTGAACTCCTCACGTGGGTGGGCATACCCATGCTCAACGATGGGTGCTTCTGCGTTGCTCTGCTCGATGAACTCCGCTTGCACTTCCTTGCGTACTGCGTACACCACGGGCATGGCTAGTTTGAATTTGCTACCAACTTCTTTTGGTGTGGCAAGCGGGTGCTTCTGAAAATACTCACGCACCTTTTGTGATTTCGATTTCATTTGATTCTCCTTCAATGGTTAAAACATCAATGCCCATGCCACACGCTATCTCCGTGATACATGTCACACTCCTTTGAACACGCCGAAACGCTTACGCAAGTCAAGGCTATATGTAGTACAGATTCTGTCCCCTTCGTCTATGACTTCCTTCAACGTGATGCTTCGGTTGTAGTACCCACGGGATACAGATTTAATAATGCCCTTGAGTAGTTCCGTAGAACATTCGCCATCTTTGATGGCAGTGTATAACACCTCTTGCCATGTGTCGCTATTCCAATCGGGTTGTTCCCAGTCATGACGCTTGGTAGCACTACGTTCTGCATCAACTTGTTGTATCAAGGTTTCGATGATACCCATACGGGCACGGACTTTGACTGCCGTCTTAAACTTACGCAGTTGTCGTAGCCACACCAACTTGTTGTCAGAATCTATTTCTGCTTTGGTAATATGTGGTCGTGCGTTAACGGGTTGATAAGTATTCAGGTCAAAACACAGACCATCGAACACCTCGTAGCCCTCTTGCTTGCTGAAGTACTCCCAGTAGTACGAATAAGGGTTGGACTTCTTGTATTCTGCATACGGCGGCGTAGGCTTGACTACATACCTGCCCATGCCTTTGCGTACCCACACAAACGGGATGGCTCGTTGCAATGCTTGGCTCAGGGTGATACTACAATTCCGTGCGCCTTGGCTTGACATCTTGAACGTAAACTTGTTGTCAGGTGTGAACACACCGACCACAGTCGTGCCGAACCGTAGTTCGTAGTTCTCATCGACCTTGTACATGCGACCCCATGACTGCACAGGCCTGCCCACATCAGGGTTTCGTGCCTTCTTAAACCACTCGGCAACTTGTTGGTAGGATAGTTTGTCTGTTCTCATGGTCATCCCTTATCGTGTAATCTTGTGGGCTACTACTGTGGCGGTCATTGCGGACAGGTCAACGTCAATGTCCACCTCTTTCTTCTCACGCTCTACTACCTTGCAGTGGCGTTCCTTGTATGATTCGGGAATCAAATCCCATAGGGGTTGCCACATCTTCAACGCAGGGGCGAGGGTCGCATGAGCATTGATAATCTTCTTGACTTGTTCTACGAATTGGTTGCGCTTTTCCTCGACTGCCCTAATGCCATTACGCCACCGAACAACATCGGCTTGTAGTTCTTCCCACTCGGCAACATCTTTGAGTGTGATGTCCTCACCGTAGTACCCAGACTGCTTGGCAAGTGGCATGTCAGGAAACTCAATCGGGAACGGACGCTTGGCACTCAAATTAAACTCAAGTGAGCATGGCGTACCACGCACGTTATATACCTTAATCGTCTCGGCTTGGCGCAAGAAGTACGCAGGCACATTGTTCAAGGCAGGTACATGCTCACCGAACAATGTGTTGTAAATCTTGTCACCCCACTCATGGGACGGACGGTTCTCCCGTGCAGTAACCAGCTGCTTCTCAAACACCTTCTTTGCGTTCGCAATGATGTCGCCTTTCAACTCTTTGGAAAAACGTACTGTTGCCATGTCACTCTCCTTCATCTTCATCGTTTAAGTCATTGGCAATAACCGCCTCGGCTACTGCCTCGTCACTGGTCAAGTGGTCATACTCAGCCTCCAACCTACGGTACAAGTCCCGCATGTGGCTCTTGAATATCTCAATGCTTGCCGTTTCAAACTCACCTACTTCCATACTCAACTTCTCGTCCATACCTGCCACAACTTGTTCATGGAACTCAGTCGGCATGTTCATGCAATACCGCAACTCGTCAGCATCAATGCTGAAGCGGGTGCAGTTCTCGTGGTAGTAGTGACCGCTGTGATTGCAGTTAATCACTACGCTACCGCCCTCATCCAACAACTTGCGAATCATGGGGTAGTCGGTATCCTTGAAGTGGGAATCAATGAACAGTCGAACGTCATCGAACCCACCTTCAAAGCAAGCGCCGTCACCCTGCGACCAAAAGCCGCTGAAGTACATGCGCACCACGTCAATACCCTTTGCCTTCATATCTTCACGGAAGGACTGGTACTCATAGTCGTACCAGTCATGCTCCACGTTGATGTGACGATGCTTCTCCAACATCTTGTCGCTTACGTGCAATACTGAATCCATCACTTGCTCCTTTGATTTCAACTTCACCGCTAGCAATGTCGTGCAGAATCATCATCAACATTGCCACCGCTTTATGGGCTTTCTTGAGTTGGTGTTGCAGGTGCATGATGTACCCTCCCATTGCCGCATACACGACAAGTACCACCAACTCCACATAACTAATCATTTTCCTACTCCTATTCTGTGCTTAGTGCACATGATTCTTACCAGTTCATTCAGGTCAAGGCTACGATGCCACGCACCATTAGTCCCTGATAACTTACCCGCATACTCAGGCTCAAACATACCTGCCCGTAGTCGCTTGGCAAGTGTGAAGGCAGGATAGCCCTTGTGGTACACAACTACCTGCCAGTCACTACCGAATAGGTTAGCCCGTGCTTGGGCTACCCTACGCTTGGTAGTTTCTAAGGTGTATCCGTCAGGTAGGTTAATCACATCAGCACCACCTCACCGAAGGGTGCGTCACCCTCATCGGTCGATACCCACAACACAGGGTAGTCAGGTGCATCACCGAAGTCGTTGCAACACAAGTCGGTCAGGAACACACAGGCTACGGGGTTGATGTCATGGTCTGCGAAGTACTGGAACACAGGGCTAAAGGCAGTACCGCCACCGCCATGCGCTCGGATATTCAGGCCATCGTCACGCCCATACGATTCGTAGTGGCTCACCTCGCTATCGAAGTACACCACATGGATACATGTTGGGTTGCCATCTTCCTTGATTGCAGTAATCTCGCCTGCAAACTGGGCGATAGTATTACCGTCAATCGAACCTGAGCAGTCTACTGCAATGGCTATCTCACCGAGGGATTCGCCACTCACACTAGGCAAGTACAGCCCTTGTGACAGGAACCTACGGTTGGGTCTAGCGTATGAGCGTTGGTCAGTACGACACTTCTCAACAAACTTACGCAACACATCACGCCAGTCCACCTTGGGGGCAAGCACCTCACCCACTAGGCGTTCAAGTCCTGCCGACATTTTGCCCATCATCTTAGCGGCTTGTGCCGCTTGTGCTACACGGACTTTCCACTCGGCTTGTTGTTGCGCTTGCTCGGCAGGGCTACCGCCACCGTCAGCACAATCGTCAAGGGATTCAGTACCATCGCCACCGCTACCATCATCGGGTTCATCGGGCAACAAGTTGTAGATACCGTCAGTCGTACCGCCACCTGCTTGATGCAGTTGCGGGTTGAGCAGTCCGAAGGCAGGCATCTTGCCGATACCTTCGTCAGTCAGCAGTTGGTTTACAACGTAGTCTGCCGCTTTGTTCCACCGCTGGTGTTGCCGTTCGCCACGGCGGAAGTTGTGTTCCAACATGGGGTGGAAGCACTCATGGGCTACAACAAACTTGCGTTCCTCATCGTTCAAGTCGTTCATGAAGTGAGGGTTGTAGCGAATCTCCTTGCCATCGGTCATGGCAGTACGGCATGAGTAGTCCGCTTTGAACGGCATGTTGAGGGCTACGTTGCCAACGAACGGATGTTCCAGTACCAATGCGGTACGTGCCTTGGCAAGCAGTCGCTCGATACGCTTCTCATCTGCTTCACTTAGGGGTGCTTTGTCAGCATGGTTAGGTACGATTGAGGGCATATCAAATTCCTTTCATGAATACGGACATCTTGTCCATGATTTGCTTGGCTTCTACTGCCGTGTCACGGCGTAGGTCGGGGTCATTACGAAGGGCATCAGGATGTTTAATCAATGTACCCTCTACCTCTAGCCGTAAGGCTTCTAGGTTGGGGTCATCCATGAAGTTAAGCCTAGGCAGTAGGGCACACAACTCTTTGGTGTTTTCCACCATCGTGTCACGGAAGATAGCCTTGGGGTCAGCCAACTTCTCAGCCATGTGTTTCACTCGGTCGTACAGTCTGTCCCATACTTCCTTCATGGCTACGGTCTGTGCTTCCTGCACTCTACGCTCAACATCTTCTTGGATGCGTGTCAACTCATCGCTCGCTATCTCTACCCTGAAGTCGGTGTTTGGTACGGGGAAGATAGCCATGTCCATCTTGAACTTACGTGCTACGTCTGATTCATCAGGATAATCTTCATCGTTGTACAGGCTACCAAGCAGTCGCTTTGCATCCAGTCGCAGTTGGTCATAGTTGCCTACGAACTCGTTGACAAGGTACTGCCACTCGCCCTTCTCCTTACGGAAGTCGGTCATGAATTGCAGGTAGTTGCTTGTCGGTAGCATCATCGTTCCCTCGATACCCCACGGTAGGGTGTTCTCGTAGAACTTGGTGCGAATGTGGGTGGTTTTCTTATGCACCCTGTCAAGGTAGTCATTCATGGGCAGTAGCGACTTGTTATATCGCCCTGCCGCAGTGGTTGTGCCATGAGCAGATGCCACCTCGTTGGTTACTTTTTTGTCGTACTTGCGAGCAGTCCATTGGCTAATGGATAGTTGCACCAGTAGGGCACGGTCATTCAGATTCATAGTTGTCACTCCTTCTGTGAAGATGTTGTTGGTTGTATGCTCCCCGAAGGGAGCACAAATTCAGCGTTTAATTCGGTTAGAACAAAACATCTTGGTGTTTCATCGCCCACTTGGTAAACGCTTGCGTGTTCGCCAACTCAGGCTTCTTACGAGCCGCATAGGACACCGTGAGCACCGAGAAGTCAGCAGGCATACGCTCTGCATAGGTACAGACCCGTTCAAAGTTGCCCTCGGTAGCACGTTCAGCAAGTGCACCACTCAGGGCATACAGGGTGGCAGGGTCAGACGGCACATCGCTAGTGGTCGGGTTCATCAGCACGGCATCAGGGTTAGGCAACTTACGGAAGATTCGCAGGAAGCCCACAAACTCTGCCGCCGCACCCTCACCTACTGCACCCTTGAACATCTCAAACTCTGCATCAGCAGGGACAGTACCAAGCACATCGGACACACCCTCAACCCATGAACGGGGCGTAGCGTTTTGGTCACGTTGTGGGTCGAAGTCATGCAGTAGGGCAGGACGGAAGCGAATGAACGATATGACTTCAGGCTTTACGTCATGGTCAAGTGCCCATGTAGTCCAGTCATCAAGGTGCGTTTCCAACTCCACCACGGTTTCACGGTTGCGAAGGTGGGATAGCACACGGTTAGCACCTGCACGGTCAGACTGTCGGTTGCCTGTTGAGATAACCTGCCACCCATCAGGCATCGGTGTGCCATGCAGGGTACGGGCTTGGCAGATGTTGGCTAGAACTTTTTGCAAGTCGGCATTGGCTTGGTTGCGGTCATCGAACAGCAGGATGCCATGCTCAGGGGCTTTGCCTTTGACGGGGAACCAGTCGGGCAGTTTGTACTCAAGCCCGTTACCCTCTTTGGGGAACAGGATACCGAAGTCCTCGACAAGCATGGTCGGCATGTGCCGTTCGATGCAGGTAACGCCAAGTTCCTTGGCAACTTCATGGACGATGGTTGTCTTACCACCACCAGGCATACCCTCGATACACAAGGTACGTTGGATAGGGAAGGTGGCTTTGATGGTGTCTTTGAGAAGTGTGGCTCGCATTATTTGTTCCCCTTGTAGAGTTTATGGTCAATGCCGTAGGTGACGAAGTACACCCCAGTTTCTTGTGTCAACTTACTGCGGTAAGTTCGGGCTACCTGCTTGTCAGCGAAGTACATCGGTTGGTTGTTATCATCACGGACAAGTTGTCCACGGCTATCACGCAGTGCAAACAGTCGCTTCATGGTATTTCCTTTCGTTTATTTGGATAGTTGGGGGATGAGCACACACTCGTTCTGATGCCTTACCCCATTGGTATCAATGTAGGTTTCGCCACAACCTGCCATCCACTCGATAAGGAGGACTGCCATGAGTGTGGCGAAAGCGATGGTGAGCAGTGCAGCTACGATGAACTTGGCATAGCGCATCCACAGTGGTTCTCTGATGGACTTGCCCCAAGGCTTGATAGGTTTGTTCATTGTGTCCTCTTAGGGTTAAGTTGTTTGAGATAGTCGGGGTCGGTGATTAACTCATACCCCTGCTTGTTGTTGCAAGCCACCGTAAACTTACGTTGCTTGGCGATAATCTCGCCACACTGCATACAGGTGGGTCTTGGCATGTATCGCCGTTGGGGTTCAACCCTCACGGCATGGCAATGGGTACAGATGGGTAAGTGGTAGTCCTCAGCCATTGCATACTCTCCTTTCAGCAAGCCCACGGAAGCCCCGTGTGGCAAGTTGCTTCATGTTGTCGGTGTTAAGCCATGTCAAGTTAGCCCCGTTGTAGTCGGGTCGTGCTTGGCTTTGGTGGCGGGTAGTGCTTAGGGAATACTTGTCCCTATTGGCATACCATCGGTGGGTGTCAGGGTCGTAGACATAGATGGGGAAGTGAGCACCGTAAGAGAACACAACGTAAACGCTATGGTTACGGTCAGCATAGGTAGTTGGAACCCATGCACCCCACATGTTGCTACCCTGAAACGGCTCACGGTTAACAACGAAAGAGCGACACTTGGAATTGGCAATACGGTTCATGGTTTATCCTCCGTAAGGTTAAGGGATAGGCGGAGGGGATACCTCCGCCATGATGTCAGAACAACTTGGTCTTAGGGCCAGTAGGTGTAGCACCGTCAAGTACCAACTCTAAGCCGTCAAGCGTATCGCACTTGATGTACAACGCACCACCTGCTTGTGGCGGTGCAACTACACGGAACGTACTGTTTTTGACGTTAGACTTTACACCCTGAATCTCAAAGGCAGAGAACGTACCGTTCTCGTTGACCTTCTTGGCTACCACTGTCAACGTAAAGGTGACAGGCTTAATGGACTTCTTCACTGTTGCTTGCATAATAACTCCTGAAGTTGGTTGATTACATTACATCGTATCCATAGCGGTGTTGCTAGGGACAGCATCAGATTGCCAGAGATTCGGGGTCGGCGCAAACACCAACAAAATCAAGGACTTGCGAGCCGCCGAGATTTGTAACTTTACAAGGCCTCCTTACAAGGTCAGCGCAACAATCTAACTCCGCGCATACACTATCTGTAGAGCAAGCACAAACACCAAACTTAGATTGTTAGGAATATCCTTATAAATCAATGACTTAGAAGGGAATAATCTAAATAATCCAAATAATCTAGTAAAGTTAGGGTATGGCAACACTGCAACACAAACCCGCACTTTACATTATCGCGTTTCAGCCTTCTCGTGAAAGGGTATATGTGTATATTGTATAGATTATTTAGATTATTTAGATTGTTTACACTCTCTCATGGAAGAAATCCAATGAAATCAATGGGTTAGAAGTGTCAAGTTTCGTGCCAAAATAATCTAAAAACCGCATGTCAAGTTAGATTACATGCCTTACAGCGTAGATTGTTGCGCCATATCCCCTATAAGTTTACATGTGGTACTGTCTAACGTGACAAGCCCCCACCCCCCGGCGTATGGTTTACATATAATACTATACAAATGTAAAGTTTTAGGCAACAAAAACCCGTCTTGCTTCCCCCCGCGCTCGCGGGGGTAGACCTTGTAAAGTTTTAGGCAATAAAAAACCCGCCTTGCGGCGGGCTGGGTTCAGAATAGTGCCATTGACAGCCAGAGCAGAGCGTAAAGTAACGGTGCTACTA